CTTGTAGGCGAAGGCAGAGAGCCTCTTGAGTTGAATATCATGAGAAGGCCGTTGCAGTTCTTCTCTGGTTACCTAAGAGACAATCTCAATTCTGTAGTATTTGCTCCTATAGAAGGAAGCGATCAGAAGACAGCCGATCAGATGACAAAGTTGTCCTATTACGTGTGGGACAAGGGAGAAGGTTATAGCACTTTTTTAGATGCATCCGATGAGATGATGAAATCAGGCATGAGTCTTTGTGGTATCCAAATGGACTACTCCAAAGACATTCTCAATGGAAATATCTCTTTTTACAAACGATGCTTCAATCAATTTTACATAGATCCAACGTTTGAGAAGATCGATCTTTCCGATTGTGCTTTCTGCATCATGCGAGATCTTCTAGACAAAAACACTGTCAAGCAGCTCTTACCCTTTGTAGATCCAAGGGTGATAGACGATATTCAGACAGGATTTAGGGATGATAAATTCCTGAGTTACCATCCAAATTTCACAACCCTTAGTAGGAGTCGTAACCTGCTTGCCTACGACCAATACTATAGGCGCACAAGTCGTCGACGAACCTTCTTAGTTGACGAATCTTCCTCTTATTTTCGTGATATCACCGATCTTAGCTCTGAAGAGATGAAAAAGCTCAAACTTGGTCTCAAGAGGATAAGAGATCTTCATGATGAGGCTGAGTTGCTTGGCATTTCTAAGAGAGAACTTCCAAAAGTTCTAGAGATTAGAGAGGAAAGCAGGCCTTACATAGAGCTATACATCATGCTCAATGGTCAAGAGGTTTATCATGGGGAAGATAAAACGGGTATTACTGAAACTTATCCTTTTGTGCCTCTTGTATGCTATATGGAGCCTTCTATCTGGATGCCTTCTCAAAGGATACAAGGCATATCGTCTACGCTCTATTCAGCACAACGTCAGTTTAATAAACGTCATATGAAGATCGTGGACATGATGGACTCAACCATCTCCACAGGATACAAATACATGATTGGATCTGTAGCAGATCCCGAAGATTTACAGCAATCTGGACAAAATAAACTTATTGGTATTGATCCTGAGAATGCACCAGCCGGAATGGATTCAGTTCAAGAACTTCGAGGTGGTTCTGCTAATCCTGCTTTGATTGAATATCAGTCTATCTTAGATCAGCTTACACTCACTTTGGCAAACGTAAACGAATCCGTGCTAGGAGTAGATGAGAAAGGCAATACGCAGATCTCTGGTAGGCTTGCTCAAGTCAGAATTGCTCAAGGCCTTCGCTCTAATCGCAAGATGTTTGATAACATCGAGCTGAGCCAGCGTATCCTAGGTGGAATCGTTGGCAAGGCTATTCAGTTGAATTATCCTGTTGGAAAGGTTAAACGTATCCTAGGTGAAGAACCAACGGAGCAGTTCTATGAAAAAGATTTTGAGCAATATGATGCAGTCGTTAAAGAAGGCATTCGTTCTCAGTCTCAGCGTGATGCTTACTATTACGAGCTTCTTACTCTTGTACGGGAAGGAATCGTTGATGTGCCTAAGACAGAAATTATCCGAGCTATGCAAATGGCGGGATTGAGCGATCTGGAACAAGCAATAGCTCAACAGGAACAGCAACAACAGCAAGCTCAAGCAAAAGCTGAACAAGCTCAGAACGCTTTAATCAATGCCCAGACAGAAGAAAAACTTGGATTAGCTCAAGAAAGACGTGCAAGAGTCATCAGCGATCTTGCTCTCAAAGACGAAAGAGAATCTCAAGCTCAACAAAATACGGCTCAAGCAACACTTGATAGGGCTAAGAGTATCGTAGAGATATCCAAACTTCAAGACGATAGAATTCTTCAGGTACTACAATTCATAAACATGCTTTCTCAACAGGAAGCGGCTCAAAGAGAAGTTCAAAAAGCGCAAGTCGAAGCACAATCTGATCGTATCAATGCCGAAACGCAAGGATCTTCAGAAAACAGCCAAGCAACTCAAGCAAAAATTCAATAAATTCATACGTTTTACTAAAAATTTAATTTATAAAAAAATCTTTCTCTAATACGCTAGAGTCCATAGCCAATAACTGGCTAAATTCAAATTTTTAGGAGGCTTATGGCTAAAGGAAAAGCTCCCGGGAAATTTATGGACTCAGGTAAGGGCATGTGCAGTTATCCAGATGGAACAATGAGCATGGCTTCACGAGTAAAACCTGAGTGCGGCCCCGGTGGAAACGCAGACCAACAGAAAGCAAACCGTCTACTACAAGAGGCTCAGCGCAAAGTTGATTCTCTACGTGGCGAAAGCGGTATGTAATGAGCGCAGATCTCTTTTTACCGGATTATTTCATCTCGGAAAAAGAACTGCTTAAGAAGTATCTCGGTAAAGCAGTGGATACGATCGTGTTGCAAAATCAGCATAGGTCAGACCCCTACTTTATCATCTTTCATGAGGGATCAGATGGCATCTACTCTCGCCAGAAGATCACTTTGAAAGACAGACTCCCGTCCTTCCTGACGAACTCTATTGTGTTCTGGGTGGACAACCGAAGAGGAATCTGCGAGTGGTTGTGGACAGTCCCTCCCAAAGAGGACGGAAAGAAGATGAGAGTAGAGTTTAACACTGAAGGTGTCGCCTACCTGCAAGCAAAGGGCGCTATGCCAGCCGTAGCGGGCTAAAGCTACGTACAAACGGGAGAAAAAATGAGCGCAGAGACCGTTTCTGAGCAAACCGAAGTAGTTGAGCAAGAGGTTATCGAACAGCCTCAAGAGGTTTATGAGCAAACAGACTTGGTAGAACAAGCGGAAGCTCCTGAACCAAGAGAGGAAACAGTGCCTTTGACGGCTCTCCAAAAAGAGAGACGAAAGCGTCAAGACGCTGAGCAGGAACTTAGGTATTGGAAGGAACAACAATCCAAACCTCAAGAGCCAGATGAAAGCCTTTATGAAGCAGCTACTCGTGAAGACTTAGGCAAAGCAGAAGCCAAGATCATTCAACAAGTAGAAGAAAGATCGTGGATTAAGCAGAACCCTGAGCGTGCAGATTACGTAAACGAAAATTTAACCGAGTTTTTAAAACGAAAACCACATCTTGCGCTTGCGATAGAAAAGGCACCCAATAGATACGAGGAGGCTTGGGAACTAATGAATGCATTAACCCCTAAGCAAAGAGAGGCTTTAAAACCCTCAGCTCCTAAACGTGTCGCTCCCGGAAGTCCGGCAGCTGTTCCAAAGGCCACAGCGATGAATGAGTCGCTAGACCTAGGAGCCATGAGCGATAAAGAATTTAATGAGTGGAGAGCTTCGAAACGCAGACGTAGGTAAGGTTTTCCCCTAGGAGACTTACTCATGTCAGTAACTACTACATCTAACTACGGCTCAATGGCTGATAGATGGGCACATCGTGCGTTGCTACAAAGAAGCAAGCCACGAAATGTTCACAACCTATTTGGCCGAGCTTTTTCACTCCCCCAAAAAAATACCGATACGATGGCTTTCAGAAGGCAAGAAAACCTTCCTTCCGATCCAGTCGTACTATCTGAAGGTGCAGATCCTGCGCCAGTTCAGGTCAACAAATTCGATATCAACGTTCAAATCCAAGAGTTCGGACAAGTTGTTCTGCTCTCTAGAAAAGTTCTGTTGGTTGTAGAAGATGATACAGCGAATGAAACCGCTGATAACCTAAGCCAGTGTATGCACACGATGCTTGATAAAGTAACTCGTGATGTATGGGATTCCGCCGTACCGCAAATTTCTTGCCTAAACGGATCCAACGGAAACGCAATCACTGAGCTTACTCAAGATGATGTCAACCGAGCTATCGCTTATCTAGATGATAACGATACCGAGAAGATGACTCCAACCATCGAAGGCACCTCGCGCTTTGGAACAGGGCCCGTCGAACCGGCTTATTGGGTAGCAGCACACGTAAATTTAAAGCCAGATATTCGCGCTTTGGATGCATTTGTTCCTACTTCCCAATACGGCTCACAAGATCCAGTTCTACAAGCAGAATTTGGAGCAACAGACGAGGCTCGTTGGGTAACTTCTACTCTCGTTAAAATATCCGATGATAGCCCTCCACTTTACTCCAATACGTTCATTGGAGCAAATGCTTACGGCTATGTAGGTCTTGACGAAGTTTCGACAGAAATGATCTTGAAGCCTCTCGGCTTTAACGATTATCTCAACAGATTCCAGTCTATGGGTTTCACCGCTTGGTTTAACGCAGCGATCTTGGATGATTCGCACATCGTAACACTACTGTCAACGAAAGCATAAGAGGTGAAATATGGCAGACTTATTTTTAGGACAAACTTGTACCGAAGCCTACCAGTTCGTCTCTGGTGGTGTGGCTCACACTTTCTCTTTTAGCTGGCAGCCTGACAAGGTTGTCTTCAATAACCTTACCAAATGGGCAGCAACCGCAGGTAACTTGCCTATCAGCGTATGGTTTAGAGGACAAACTACAACGGCTTACGCTTATCAGCAAAAAGTCATTGATTCGGCAGCAGCCCAATCTTTCAACTTCCAGCAAGCGTCTTCTAACGGATTTACCGTAGCGGATACTTCTGGAGGCGTTGCCGCTCTTAGAGCTTTGATTGCTGGCGTTTCTCAAGCAGATCCTTGCGTTGTAACGACTACAACAGCTCATGGTTTCCAAACAGATCAGATTGTTCGCATTACTGATCTTGGAAACGTTGGGCCTAATGCTGCTGCTCGTGGAATGGATGAGATCAATAATAAGAGATTTTTGATAACGGTCATTAACTCTACAAGTTTCTCTTTAAGAGATGTGATTACGGATGAACCGATCGATTCTACAAGCTACACGGCTTGGGTATCAGGTGGACGTTGCGATATTGAGAGCCGAGTAATCAGCTTGAACAATCCTCAGCAATCTCCATATCAGGTTACACCGTATTCGCCGACGCAATTCAGCTTCGATCCAGTCACGTACAAGCTAACTGCTGGTACTTCCGTGATGGGATCAGATGGAGATGTATTCCTCATTGAGGTTTACAAATGGGGTCAGCTCATTGACTTGGGAGATATCGGCTAGTCCGGTTATTCAACATTTCATACGCAATAAGGGGTCTTAAGGCCCCTTATTCAAGCTAAAAGGAATAACGATGGCTGGGCAAGAGGCACATAGAGCGACCATGTTAAGCGTCTCTTTGAGCAATCCATGCGTCATTACGACAACGGAAGCTCACGGATTCTCTACTGGTGATTTTATTAGGCTTACCAATCTAAACGGTATGATGCCTGTTCCTCATGGAGCTGATCAGCTTAACGCCAACCGATATCGAATCGTGGTAACCGGTGTGGATACATTTACTTTGCAAGATCCCATCACATTCAAGCCAATCGATTCGACGAATTATGTTCCATACACAAGTGGTGGGAACGTCAATCTTATCGAACAAAGTTTTATCTATTACGGAGATTCTTAATGGCAAGACCAAGAAGAACGCAAGAAGAAGTGGCCGAAGGCCTCACACAAGAAATGGTTAAGAAAGAAGAAGTATCGATTGAGGATATGCCTCTTAACACTTTGGCGGATTATGTGAGATATAACAGAAAAGCCCGCGAGCTTAACAAAAAGCTAAAGATGTGCAGATACAAAATTAAACAATGTCCTGTCGAATTGCATCCTCATGAGAGGGTAATCTTCACAAGAAACGATCAGCCAACAAATCCCCTTCCAGTCTACCTTTCCAACGAGCTGATCCATTTTGATCGCACAAAGCCTAAAGACCAGCTTATCCCAGGCAGAGAATATGACTTGCCTAGGTGCGTTATCGATCACTTGGCCAGAAGAGGAACTGCTGTATGGAAATGGTTCGATAATCCAGATGGATCCAGAGAAACAAGAAAAGCGGGAACTGTCCCACGCTTTGCTTTAAGAACCGTGTATAAGGATTAACGATGGCACAATTTGTCTCAGATTGCTTAAGAACGATGCGATTAGCCATTGGACGAAGGAACGAAAACGATCCTGATTCCAATGACGCTACTTTGTTTAGGTACATTCAAAACTTTGTCACTCTCACGATGTCAAATGATGTCCGTCTCTTTGAGCAATTTGGGACTCTTATCTTTACCATTGATGAGTCAAATACAACTGGTGTTTACACGTTCAATGACGTGGGGGCAGATGCCGATTTTGTGAATATTGGGCAGGAAGCGTTTATCTCATTACTCGATCCTCCCGATAATTCCATTTCATGGAATCGGCTTTACCTTTACCAAGACCCTGGACGCTTTTATCAAGTATGGGGAGTAAACAATACTGATGTTTTGATCCCTGGCTATCCCACTGAGATGCTGTTTTATGGGAATGAGATGGTATTTAGGACGATTCCTAACACATCTTACCAAGTGCAGATCTTTGGGTATAAATATCTTCCAGCATTCTCAAGTGAAGGGGATCCAGCGCTTCCGTATGACTATTGGATGAGATATATAGCCTATGGTGCAGCAATGGACTATGCCAGAGATTACCGCTACGAGTCCGATAAGCGAAATCTCTTGCAATCTGACTTTGCTCATGAACGGAAATTGTTATTAACAAGAACACACATGCAAAGGCGCAATCAACGTGCCTTTCCAAGATTTTAGGTGAAATATGGCAAAGAATTGGATCGCTGGAGCAGTAAAAAATAAAGGTGCTCTTCATAAGGAACTTGGAGTCCCACTTGGAAAAAAAATCCCCAAGTCAAAGCTAGAAAAAGCAGCTAAAAGCAAAGGGAAATTGGGAAAACGTGCAAGGTTAGCAGAAACTTTGTCAAAATTTAAGAAAGGTTAAATATGCCCCTCAAGAAAGGCAAAAGTTCCAAAGTTGTTTCCTCTAATATCTCTGAGCTTGTTCATTCGGGATATCCCCAACGTCAAGCTATAGCGATATCACTGAACAAAGCTGGGAAATCCAAAAAACAAAAGAAAGGAAAGAAACGATGAAAAAACAATCCAAAGCTTCTCGCATGGATGAGTCTCTAGGCATGCGCAGAGGAAAAGAGTCTTCAAAAAGCCAAAGCTATAAGTCTCGTCGTGATGAATCGATGGGAATGAAAAAGGCTATGAAGTCCAAAAAAAAAAGTAGCTTAGGAAAAGGCGTTTCAGGGATGGATTTTTCCGCAGCTCTGGAACGCTTTAATATGATGAAAGGCATGAAAGAAGATAACGATCCGATGAGCAAACCAGCAGATGTAGCAGGAGCGATCAAGCGTTCTCAATATGCCAAAGACAAAAAACCTAAAGTAAGACTGACTCGCGTAAAGGGCAAGTAATATGGTGTGGAATTCGGTTAGTCCCGACGGGACAAAATCCGTCAAAGCCAACGTCACTCCGATGCAACAGAATACGAACTACATCGAAACAACGATGAATGTAGATCATTTCTGGAATATTGGTGGTGATGAAGATGGCCATCACAAGGCTATCAACATGGAGCAATACTCGGACACCGCTGTAGGCGCTCCGGATGACGCTCCAATTGCAGCTGGGATGGATGGAGTCATGTATCTCAAGGAGGCGGCTGGAACGATTCAAGGGTTTTTCCAGAATGCCGCTGGCATCTATCAGTTTATTCCCGCTTTTCTTACTGGATCTCATAACGTTACAGATTCTTACACTACTGTAGTGGCAGTTCCAGACGATACTTTTGGACTGATTTGGATGTATAAAGCCGATAACTCCAATACAGGAACGTTTGGATACTTCAAAGCAGATGGAGGGGTATGTCAAGCGTACGCTATGGGCGTATACTTGGGAAATTCTCAAACCCTTACAAGACAGCTTCGCTTCGGTAATGGAGATCAGGCAAGTGGCTTAAACTTTAGGGTTCGTACCAGCGATGCAGCAACCGGAGTTTACCAGTATCGTATCATGCTTTGGGAGACTTGATGGATATCTATGAAATCACAGGCTTTAGGACAGGTCTTGATCACGGCGGTGTAAACTTTCTTGATCCCGCAGATGCATTTGAAGTGATTAGAAATGGCTATGTATATCGCCAAGAGCTAAAGTCTAGGCTTGGGTTTCGACAATTTGGGGATCGCCTTGCCGACACCGGCAGAGTGATGGGTATATTTGAAAACGTTCTCCCAGATAGCACAAAGGAGCTTCTCGTTTTTACAAAGCAGTACATGTATATCTACAACACGGGAACAGATGCCTTTGATCAAGTTCCATTCAATGCCAGAATATTAGCACTCAATCCTGCATTTAATTTAGGAATCACTCAAGACGATGCCTATATTACGGGAACGACTTATCTAACCAAAACAGGAACAAAGCGCTTTGTATTTACAAGCAAAGGGATAAGCATAGCTCCTCTTACTGTAGGTAAAAAGAACTCTGGTGTGTATTTCTATGATGGAACAGATATAGGAGATTTTTTCTGCACTGATGATAATCCCGATAGTCAAGAGCCTGCTTCAGCTATAGGAGACGTAGTTAGAGCCACGACAATTACTTGGTTTGGAGAGAGACTTAATCTTTTTGTGCCACAAACGACTGTTGCTACGTATAACCAAGGCATTCTCTATTCTGGTATACGAGACTCATCTGGAAATGGCGATAAGTTCAACGTAGCAGGATCTGGCCTCATCGAATGTGATACCTATGAGCTTATGAAGAGTGCTTTGGTCAATGGAAACATCATGATCATGAACTTTGAGCGGTCTAGTTGGGCGCTTGAGAAGACGAGAGATGCTTTTAACCCATACTTTACAAGAAAAATTCCATCTGTCTTGGGAACGGATGCGGGTTTTTCGGCTGTTGCATGGGCATACGAGGTGAAATCAGCAGGCAAAACAGGAATGGTTACTACAGATGGGCGCAGAGCCGTTCGTTTTGATGATAAAATCCCACGATATACACAAGATGAATTCGATCAAGGCGAGTTTGAGCTTACCTATGGTGGTTTCGATAGAGCAAATGCGCAATTCTTATTCGCTTACCGGAGCAATAACTCAACTTTGAGCAGTATCACTCAAGATGAAGTGCTGGTTTACAACTACGAAGAAAATTCATGGGCAGTCAATACACAGAGATTCTCTTGCTTTGGGCAAACAGATGTGGGAATAAATCTTGTCATGAATGACATCGACGAAACATACGATCCCTCTTGGGCAGAAATGGACACTACCGAAGAGATAATGAATAAAATTGGGATAACAGCAGCTACACAAAAAACGTTAGCAGGAGATAATTTAGGATTTGTTTACCAACTCAATCAAGATTATGATGATTATTTTGTTAACATCTCTAATATTACTCAGGCTAGTAGTTGTGTGGTCACTGTATCGCCATCGGCATTTCAAATAGGAGACATTGTTCTTCTAGATAACGTAGAGGGAATGACAGAGATTAACGGGATGATTGGAACTGTTTTGGCTGCTACTGACACATCGTTAACTCTAAACATAGATACTGTAGACTTCACGGCTTATAGTGCTGGTGGAACTGTCTCTAAGGAGATCCTATTTGAGACCTTATCCTCTCCATTCAACCCATACAGAGACAAAGGCAGGAAAGTATACGTCTCTTTTGTAGAGGTACTCTTGGAAACAGGGGGTGGAAATGTAGAGATGGAGTTTTATGTAGATGAAGAAGAGGCTCCTTTCAAGACTGCTATCCTTTCTGTAAGTGATGAAACGACAAAATCTAGGCAATGGCAAGGGATAACAGTAGACCAAGAATGCAACTTTTTTACATTTGGGTTTAAAGCCGCAACGACAGGCTATCAAACAATTATTTCATCGGTTAGATTGCATGTTAGTGCAGGCCCCATGACGAGTTGGTAAATATGGCAAAGGTTCCAGAGTATTTTGAAGTCGGAGATAGAGACAACATAACGATAGAGGGTCTTTTGGTTATCATAGAAGACCTGTATAAGCAATTGGCAGTCGCCTTAAACAAAAAAGCAGACGTGGTTGAGAGGACGACAGATGGACAAACAAGTGACACGTTCCTATCAAATGGCACAATAAATATAAACTCTAGCACTAACAAGGTAGAGATTCTAACGCAACATACAAGCACGACAAATGTCACGTGGGTAACGTTAAGTTAAGGTAAAATTATGGCAATGAATGATGTAGTAAGTGGAGCTGGAACAGGAGCCACAATTGGGGGAGCTGTTGGATCTGTTGTCCCCGGCGTTGGAACAGCAGTAGGGACAGCGGCAGGAGGTCTTCTTGGCGGTGCTTTAGGAGGGCTTTTAAGCTCTGATCCTAAAGAAACAGCAATGCAAACAAAACAACGAGAGCTTATCGATCAGCTTTTGGCTTCTTTGAGTGGAGAAGGGCCATACTCTTCTCTCTTTTCAGCAAATCCAGAAGCATTCCAAAAATCTTTCGTAGAACCAGCTAAGAGAATGTTTGCTAATCAAATTGCTCCTCAGATCCAGCAAAGCTATATTGCAGGTGGTCAACAAAGAAGCACAGGACTTCAAGATACTTTGACTAGAGCCGGTGTCAATTTGGACGATCTTCTTAATCAACAATACATGAACTATCTTCAATCGGCGCAAAATCGCCAATCAGATGTCATAGGAAAGATCCTAGGAGCAGGAGCAGGAGTAGCCTCTCCTTATAGCTCTAGTGAAAAAATGTTGGCAGGATTAGGAGGATATCTTACAGATGACTCATTTAAGAAAGATATTGGTGGAGTCATAAGATCATTTACCGAAAAAAATCCTGAATCTAAACCACAAGAAATACCTAGAAAAGGTTTTGAGATGCCAAATTATAGAGATTATGGAGGGTTAGTAGGATGACACCATCAGCCTTTGAAATGGGGAGAGCCCTTGGAGGAAATGTATCTGGCGGTATAAGAGAAGCGGCTGAACAAAATCTCCTAGATAGGATTCTTAGAGAATCTGAAAACCAACAGTTAAGTTCGCAAGATATCGGTAGAGTTCTTAATCAGTTTTCAACTGAGAAACGTGATCTTGCGTCTCAAGTTTTAACGTTGCAACAAGCCCAACAAAAAGAGGCTAGGGCACAACAAGCGTTTAATCAAATAGCTGATCGCATCGAAATGGAAAATCCAGATAGCTCACACTACAAGCAGTTAGCTGAGATCTATCGATCCAATCTTCCTGTAGCTGAAAAAGAGCGAGTCATTAAAGCTATAACGACAGGTTTTCCATACAGAGCAGAGCAACAATCAAGATTAAATTATGATAGTACATTAAAAAGATACAACTCTAGGATTAGAGAAGAGGAAAACAGAAAGAAAAGCACGGCTGATTATAAAGAAAGAAAACAAATAGATAGACGAATAAAGTTATTGCAAGAAGAAAGAGATAAACTTTTAAATTTTGCAGCTCTTCAACAAGATGAAGAAATAGAAAAACAAAAATTTGATAAGAACAATCCATCACATATGGAAATATTTAACTCATTAAATCAAGAATTTAATGGTGATAAAGTTAAAATTAATCAGGCTTTAAATAAAAGGTTTGTTTTATGAGCAATGCAACTTTGCCAGATGACGAGCAAATACCTGACTTTTATTCTCTGGTAAAGTCTCAAGAGTCTGAAAATATACCCGATTTTTATTCTTACATAAAGTCCCAAGAATCTGAAAAGATACCTGATTTTTATTCTCATATAACGGAAAAGCAGTCTTTAGCAGAAACACTCCCTCCTAAACGTACGCCTAAAGAAGAAAAAATTGTATCTCAAGAAGAGTCAATTACTCCTGACATAGAAAAACCATCCATTCTATCTAATCTAGGACAAGCATTTGCATATCAAATGCAATCGGGAGGGCCATCTGGGGCTCCATCAACTACACCTAAGCAAGCTAAAAAGATCGCTACTGAAGTGGGAACTATTGCAGCAGTAGAAGCGGCGTTTGCTCCAATTTATGGAGCAGCAGCAGCGGCTAAATATGCTCCTCGAGTGCTAAAAGCAATCACTAGATTGACACAAGCTGGGACTACAGGAGCAGCAGTTGCCACAACATCTAAACTTGTTGAGACAGGAGAACTTCCAACCTCTGAGGAACTTCTTAAGAATGGTCTTGAATGGGCAGCGATAGACGGGATCTTACAAGCTCTTCATATGGGAATAGGTGTCGCAAAGACAACGTATGACTTTGGAAAGGCTGTTAACAGCATAGCAAAGAAAGATCAAATCTCACGAACCAAAGTGCTTTCTAATCTATGGGAAGCTACAAAGAATTACATCCGTCAGAAACGCGGTAAAGTCATATCTACTCCTGAAGACATTCGTGTAGAAGACGTACAAGACTTAATCGAAACCACAAAGCAAGCTGAGAAAGAAGGTCTTGCACCAGAAGCTATTAAAGAATCCGAGCCTATTCAACCTGTAGAAGAGCCTAAACCAGTCAAACCCGTACCTCCTATAAATAATGTTCCAACTCCACAAACGGACTTCAGCAAGAAAACGCTAAAAATGCAAAAGGATTACATGCTTGATAAGCTTGATGAAGCTATCAAAAATCCTACTGATGCAGAAACCTTAACTATTAAGGTTCCTGAAGATGGAATTTTCAAAGTAAAAAATAATCCTAATAATTTAGAACTCGTGAAGAGAAGGGTTGAGTTAGGATGGCCTACAGATAAATCAAGCAAAAAACCTTTGCATATCGCACAAAAACCATATAAACCAAGAAAAAAAGCACCTCCTATTGAAAAAAGTGCACAACAATCTCTAGGAAAAGCCCTTCCAAAGAAGAATCAAGAGCCTATTACCCCTCCACATCGAAAACCAGTCATGGGTAAGGAACAAGCAACTAAGCGAAGTGATATTATCAAATTGTTTAGAAAGGCATTCAACGACCCCATACGCTTAAGAAAATTCAAAGAGCGAGCATTAGGCATACATAAGATGTGGCCAAAAGTCACAAGGCTTTTGCATGCCAATGACATAGAAACAGCAGCTCATGAGATAGGTCACAATCTCCATACTACTCTTTATGGAGAAGGGGCAAAAACAGCGAAAGAACAAGAAGCGCAGGTAATTAGGCATCTAAAGCCATTTCTTAATGAACTAAAACCTTTAGCTCCATATGAACCATTTACCTTAGAGGGATTTGCAGAATTTACTAGGCTTTATGTTACAGATCCCGTAGTTGCTCAAAAATTAGCTCCTAAGTTTTACCAGAAGTTTGAGAATGATCTAGATGCACAGTATCCAGAATTGAAAACAGCTCTTCTCAAGGCAAGAGATTACTACGAATCATATCTTCAAGGTACACCTGAGTCTCGTATAGATGCTCAACTTAGCTATTCAGAAGATGAACCTAGGTTAAAAGCATTTGTCGATTGGATTAAGAAAGGATTTGATCTTGATAACCTAAAGACACAATTTTTAGATGATGTATTCCCAGCAAAAAGGGTTGTAGCAGAGCTATTTGATATACCTATCACAGAAGTAGAAAATCTCAAAGATGCACGCAATCTTTATAGAACCTTACGTGTTCTTAAAGGAGCAGTTGGTAAAGGAGATGTTTTCATTTACCATGAGACGTTTGATCCTATTACTCTTGAAAAAACTGGAGAAGGTTTAAAACTAATACTAGACGAGCTAAAAGATCCCAATACCTACAGAGAATTCAACAGATTTTTAGTAGCTAGACGTGTTATAGAAAAAAAATCTCAGGGAATCGCTACGGGAATTCATATTGGTGACGCTAAAAAAGTATATGAGGATTTCAAAGTAAAATACGACGCACTTGCTAAGAAATTTGATGAATACAACGATCAGCTTTTGAAGTATGCGCAAAGGTGCGGATTGATATCAGCAGAACAATATAAACTCATAAAGGATAGCAATCTTTCTTATGCACCCTTTCAACGAGTCATAGATGACAAAAATAAGGGTATTATTTCATCTGCTGGAAGAGTGCAGGCAGGAAAGCCTATTAAAAAAATGAAGGGATCAACCAGAGATATCATAGCTCCTATCGAATCGGTCATCAAAAATACATATGCTATCATTATCAACTCAGAGAAAAATCTAGCGGGACAGGTATTAGGAAAACTTTCGCAAATGAAAAATGCTGGACAATACGTCGAGCGTGTACCTACACCAACAAAACTTAAAGCAAAAATATCTTCAGAAGAAGTTGTAAAGCAATGGCAAAAGAATGCTCAAGCAGCATTGCCACAAGCAGATAAAGAATTTTGGAAAAAATTAGCGGCAGCAATGCCAGATTTCTTTACTAGATTTGGAGCAGGAACTTATCCAGCCGGTGAAAATATCGTAACCGTTTTTTATGATGGGAAGCCGATATATTTTGAGGTATCGCCTGCTCTATATGAGATGTGGAGTAAAGGATTAGCTCCATACACTGCAAACCTTCTCACCAAAATTCTTAGGATGCCTGCAAGACTGTTAAGAGCAGGAGCAATTTTAAATCCTAAATTCATCCAGAAAAACTTTATCAGAGATACATGGGGAAGTTGGCTTTTTACTAGATATGGTAAGAGCATAAAAGATCCAGCAGGCCTATTTATAGATACTCTTTACCAACCATTTTCGATGTTAGCCCAAGCCGCTAAAAAGGGTGATATCTATATACAATGGCTTAAATCAGGTGGAGGCATGTCCACTATGCAATCTCTTGATAGGCCATCGCTCATGAAACATATTGAGCGACTAAAGGAAGGTTTTAAGCCTTATCAAATTAACATAGCACTTAGAGCTATCGCTGAAATATCTGAAGAAGCTAACCGCCTTTCAGAGTTTGCTAGAGCATTAGAGATAGAAGGAAAAACCCGATTAGGAAGAGAAATAGCAGCCTTTGCAGCACGAGATTTGAGCCTTGACTTTGCAAAAATGGGTCTTCAAACCAAAGCTCTTAACCAGATCATTTCCTTTTTCAATGCTACAGTTCAAGGTACAGATAAATTCATTCGAACATTGGCTAATCCAGATGCCAGAAACGAATTTATCGCAAGAGTTCTAGGATTTGTTATACTTCCATCCTTATTTTTGGCATGGCTTAACAAAGATGATGAGGATATCAAAGAACTTCAAGATCAAGAGAAGGATTTCAATTTTCTAATCAAGATTGGAAAAAATATCCTCAAGATACCAGTTCCATTTGAAACAGGGGTTTTGGCGCATGGTCTAACCCAACGTATGTACGATTTCTTCATGAGTAAAGATCCAAATGCATTTGAAGGTTTTATAGGCAGTATTTTAGACGCAACGATGCCTAACTTCATACCAACCTTTGCTAATCCAGTGATCGAGGCGCAGGCTAACAAAAACTTTTTCACAGGTACTAGAATCGTTCCGGGTTCAAAAGAAAATCTTATCTCAAAGTACCAGTATAAAAACTCAACCTCTCTCACAGCACGTCTCTTAGGAAGAGCTATCAACTATATGATAGGCGAGGATACGCGATCAAAAGCGGCATCTCCTGCTGTTATTGACCATTTTATCACGTCATGGACAGGAGGCTTAGGCAGACTCATGGTAACTATTTCAGATGCTGCACTAGAAGCCGCTGGTTTAGGAGATAAGATTCCAAAGATTGAACAACCTATTACTGAACGACTTGGACTCGACGCTTTTTCTGCTCGTTATCCTAGATCTAGTACGAAGAGTATTGAGAAATTCTATGATAATTATCAAGATGCGATAGCTAGAACATCTTCTCTTGCATATGCTTCTAAGATGAATCTTGAAAGTCAAGAAAACCTAGAGAAAGGCCAAAAGCGTATAAATAAATTGTATGATATAGGCGCTCTCAAGGCAGCATACCAGTCTATCCAGATGTGTCAACGCGAGATTAACAATATCATGAATTCACCAGATATCTCGTCAGAAGAAAAGAAAATGATGACTGATGAATTATATTTTCAAATGATAGCTTTTGCTAAGGCAGCCAACAAGGATATAGAAGAATATCGCAAGAGATTGTAATGTCCAATCCTCCTCCTCCAATAGAGATACGCAAGCACATAGACATTCAAGGAGAGATTGTTTTCCCGGGCAGCGACAAGTTTGTGATGACGTGTGCTAATTTGCGTGACTTCATGAAAGAGTTTCTTGAAACCCATCATAATCTTGAGCTAGACGGATCGCCTTTACGAGTATCCATAGGATTTACACACGCGATGGATTCAGTTTGCACTCGCATTTACATAAGTTTTTTTGTCAGAGAAAAGGATCTTCCCGAGGAATGAAACGCCAATCGGTGATGTGAAGAAACTCAGAGTTATTCTTTAAAAGTTCACATGGCTCAAAGCTCCAATCGAATCCAAGCATTTCCATTATAGGATCTGAACCTTCCTCTGACATGAAGGTGGCAAGCAAGACTTCATCGAATTCTTTTACCTTTACCTGCACAAGTGTATTTCTGGGAGGGAGTATGATTTCGGGATCGTTCCATTCACCTGAATCTGGAACCGCATCTTCTAAATTAATAAGTATAGATAAGAATCCTCTCAACTTTGCATTGACTTCTTTTTGTTGATTTGATGGTTTTTCTAAACTTTCTAAAGCTAATAGAGCTATGTCTAACTTAATTGCTTGTTGTTGAATTTGATTCCAGTCATGATTATATATATACATTAATCCTTCTTGTTTTTATCGAGTGACTGCTCTAGCAAAGCAAAGGCTTTCTTCACGACATCCATGTCATGCTCTATCACGATCTCTCCTATGCGATTGAGTATTTCCTTTGCCAATTCTCTAGCTTCATCTTTTGGTGTTGGCTTGGAAGTAGCAAAGATTGCCATGAGTTTTTTTAACCATTCCATGATCAGAGATCACGTTAGCAGAACGAGCTAAAAAGTACATGCATATTTTGAATTTAACGTGCGCGCACGGTAGTGTACCTTTTTTTTCAAAAAATTCCTACTGACGAAATAGGGAGCTGTGCAGTGTGATGAGCAAAATAATCCAAATAGCGTTGTAAATTCCTGTCATTTGAAATTTTGCCATGTTATCCTATATATCTAAAGAACAGTGAGTTAAAAAAATGATTTTAGGTTATGCAAGAGTTAGCACCGTTGAGCAAACTTTAGATAGTCAAATATCCATTTTACAAAGACACAATTGTGAAAAAATATTTGAAGACGTTGGATCCGGAAAATACAAAGAACGAAAAGGTCTTGAGACTCTCATGCAATTTGCTAGAGAAGGAGATCATATTTTTGTATCAGCTCTTGATCGACTAGGAAGAGATGTTAGGGATTTGAGATCACTCATAGATTTCTTCATGGCAAAAAAAGTCAATGTGACGATTATCAGCCAAAATTTGAATTTCATACACGACAAGAAGGATGTCATGACAGATATGGCATTTACTTTTTTAAGTATGATTTCTGAATACGAGCGCGTATTGGTTCTTGAACGTCAAAGAGAGGGAATCGCTCGAGCTAGAAAAGCCGGTAAGTACAAAGGTCGCAAGCCTTGTCTATCGGAAGAGCAAG